GTGGAATGACCCCCGCACGACGCCCAACGAACTGTTGTGGCCGGAGCGGTTTGGCGAGCCGGAAGTCAATCTACTGGAGAAGCAACTTGGCCCGTTCTCGGCCGCCGGTCAGCTTCAACAGCGGCCGGAGCCCGCCGGGGGCGGTGTCATCAAGCGGGACTGGTGGAAGCTGTGGGACAGCCCCGTTTTCCCGCCCATGGACTTCATCATCGCGTCTCTGGATACGGCCTACACCCTCAAGACGTCCAACGACTTCTCCGCCATGACCGTGTGGGGGGTATTCTCCGGCGATACGGTGGCCAACGACATCCGAGGCATGGATGGCACGGTCGAACGGCGCTACACCGAGGACGTGCCCCGCGTCATGCTCATGTATGCGTGGCAGAAGCGGCTGGAACTGCACGAACTGGTCGAGGAAGTAGCGTCAACCTGCCGGAGATTGAAGGTCGATAAGCTGATTATCGAAAACAAGGCCGCCGGGCACTCGGTGAGCCAAGAATTGCGCCGACTTTACAACAATGAGCGGTTTTCCGTCCAACTCCACGACCCCAAGAGCATCGACAAGCTGTCGCGCCTGTACTCGGTGCAGCATTTGTTCTCCGAGGGCATGGTATTTGCCCCCGACAAGGCTTGGGCTGAGATGACCATGACCCAAGTGGGCCAGTTCCCTAAATCCAAGCACGACGACATTGTAGATACTGTATCGCAAGCCCTTAGACACTTGCGTGATCTGGGTCTTCTGACCCGTGCGCCAGAGCGTATTGAAGAAATTGAGGCCATGAAAGAATACCCCGGAGGCAAATCCACGCCGTTGTACCCTGCTTAATTACATGTTATTTTTCCAAAATGGAAAACCGAACTTGCAAAACGTGCTTTGAAGAAAAGTTGCTTGATGAATTTCGCCCCCATGTCCGAAATGGCAAAACATATTGGGAGCATCAGTGCAGAGCGTGCGCTGCGGCCGCCGCCCTCCGTCATTATCATGAGAGCGGAGAGGAAAATCGGGCCAAGGCGCGTGCCAGATATGCGGAGGACCCCCAAAAGCATATCGACAAGGTCAAAAATTGGTACGCAAAAAATAAAGATCGCGCCATCGCGCGATCCATACGAAATCGAAGAAAAAACCCTGAAATTGACAGAGCCTCCAGCAGGAAATGGCGGGCTAACAACCCCATGGAAAGCAGACTTTTATCAAAAGCGCGCCGGGCTCGTTTAAAAAACGCCAAGGTCGGAAAAGTTACAAAGTCGGACATTTTAGACATGCACAATGCTCAAAACGGCATGTGCGCCGCGTGTGGGATTGTTATGGCCAAGTGGCACGTCGATCATATCATGCCATTGGCTTTGGGAGGGGCGCATGAGATAAATAATCTTCAACTTCTTTGCCCCCCATGCAATCTTTCTAAAAGCTCCAAGCATCCGGCGGAGTTTATGCGGTCTAGGGAGACAGGCGCATGATCGAACTGACCAAGGTTAAGGCCTCCGCCGTTGTGGACATGGTCAAGTTTGGATCGCAGCCGACGTGGGACGTGACCGTTTGGGGCGAGGAGCCCCACAACCACCGCCGGACCTACATTATCAAGGCGAAAAATGATAATGAGGCCGCGTTTGAGGGCATCCGCCTCTTTTGTGAGGAAATGGAGAACCTCGACGCTGTAAAGGACGCCTGACATGGCCATGACGCCCGACTTGAGCCCGAACATCCGTCAAGGCGGCCTCGGCGGCGCTGAGCTTGTAGACAATGACGACGTGCAGGTCGAGATTGCCGAGGGCGACGGCGACGTTCCCAACATGGATGACGACGGCAACATCCTGCAGATCGAGCACGACGACGGTTCGATTACCATTTCCCTCGACGGCAAGCCCTTGAACGAGCCGGAAGACCGCGCCCCCAAGGGCTGGTTCGACAATCTGGTCGAGGACATCGACCAGAACGAACTGACCCGCATTGCCGAAGACCTGCTGCGCGGCATTGATGAGGACATCAACAGCCGCCGAGACTGGATCGAGGAGCGGGCTCTGGGCGTCAAGCTGCTGGGCCTGAAGATTGAAGTGCCCGGCCTGCAGGGGGCCGCTGACGGGGCCCCTGTGGAAGGCATGAGCAAAGTCCGCCACCCGCTCCTGTTGGAGGCTGTGCTGCGGTTTCAGGCCAACGCCCGGTCGGAGCTTCTGCCCACCGACGGCCCCTTGAAGATCAGGAACGACGACAACCGCGCCGAGCTTAACGAGGACCAGCTTGCCAACGCGCTGGAGCGGGACCTGAACCACTACCTGACGGCGGTGGCGACGGAATACTACCCCGACACGGATCGCATGCTGCTGATGGTGGGCTTTGGGGGGACGCAGTTCAAGAAGGTCTACTTCTGCCCGCTGCGGAACCGGCCTGTCAGTGAGACTGTGGACGCTGACGACCTGATCGTCAACAACAACGCCACCGATCTGGCCAATTCCAAGCGGATCACCCACCGCATCATGATGCGCCCGTCCGTGGTCAAGCGCATGCAGATACTGGGCGTCTATCATGACGTCGATCTGGGATCAGCGCGGGCTCCAAAGCTGGACAGCCTGCAGCGGGAGGAGAAGGCCCAGCAGGGCGTCTCGGCTGATACCAAGCCGGACGATTACGACCGCGAAATCTACGAGTGCTACTGTGAACTCGACATCAAGGGCTTCGAGCACAAGTGGAAGGGCAAGATCACCGGCCTCGAAATCCCCTACCGGGTGACCATCGACGTCTCGTCCCGCAAGGTCCTGTCCATCGTCCGCAACTACAACGACACCGAGCGCCTGCCGGAGCCCCGTGAGACGTTTGTGGACTACACCTTTGTGCCGGGCATGGGCTTCTACGGCATCGGCCTGCTGCACATCCTCGGCAACACCACCAACGCCATCACGGCGGCGTGGCGGGAGATGCTGGACAACGGCATGTACGCCAACTTCCCCGGCTTCCTCATGGCGAAGTCCGGTTCGCGCCAAAACACCAACATCTTCCGCGTGCCCCCCGGCGGTGGCGCACAGATCGACACTGGCGGCCTTCCGATCAATCAGGCCATCATGCCCCTGCCGTATCAAACGGGCGGCATGCCTGCCCTCATGCAGTTGACTGACAGCATGGCCCAGACCGGCATGCGGATCGGCGGCACCTCTGAGCAGCAGGTGGGTGAGGGCCGGGCGGAAGCGCCGGTCGGCACGACGCTCGCCATGATTGAGCAGGCGACCAAGGTCATGAATGCCGTCCACAAGCGCCTCCACGCCGCTCAGGCGCGGGAGTTCAAGCTGCTGGTTGAAGTGTTCAGGGAGCACCCGGAGGCGTTCTGGCAGCGCAATGGGCCGTCCAAGACCCAGTGGGACGAGGACACGTTCCTGAAGGCGCTGGAGAACTGCGATCTGGTGCCGCAGGCGGACCCGAACACGGCCTCCCATGGGCAACGGGTCATGAAGATCATGGCGCTGAAGCAGCTTCAGGGCGCGAACCCGTCCATGTACGACCCCATCGCCGTGGACCGGGCGGCGCTGCAGGCCATCGGCTGGAACAACCCCGAGCAGTTCCTTGTGCCGCAGGGTGCCCAGCAGCAGCCTCCGCCTGAGCTTATCAAGATGCAGTCCGACGCCAAGATCAACCAGCAAAAGGCCGACGCCGAGACCATGACGGCGCAAGCCAAGGCGAAGGAAGTGGACGCCAAGATCAAGCAGGGCGCGTTCGCGCCCAAGCCGGTCGCTGGCGGCCTCGCTGGCGGGCAACAGCAACAGCCCGATCCCGCCGCGCAAATGACCGCACAGGCCAAGCTGCTGGACGCCCAGACCAAGCGGCAGCAGGTGCAGGTCCAGCACGCCACGGCGCAGATGGAGGACCAGAACCGCGATCTGGACCGCCAGTCGCGGGAGCGGGTTGAAATGCTGTCGTTGGCCAAGGACGTGGCGCTGCATCCTGAAGCGGCCCCGGCCGTTCGGTCGGTTGAGAAGGATGAAAAATAATGGCGTCTTCAATCGATAAGCGCATGCAGGGCGTCATTGACGCCGCCAAGAAGATCGCGACCCACGTCTCTCCCGGCGCGGGGGATGTCGCCATGCCCCAGCCCGGCAAGCCGATCCCCGTGCAACACTATCCGGTGCCGGGGTTTGCGGATGGTGGGAAGACCGTGCGGCGGGCGATGATGGCATCTAAAGGCAAGGGCGGCTCAACCGGAAAGCAAAGCCTACCCATGGATGCGCAAAGCCGTGAAGAACGCGCCGCTCAAATGGGTTTTTCGGGTCCGTGGTATCACGGCTCCGCTCGATTGGATCGGGTTGTTTCGGGCGATAAAATCGACCCCAAGCGCGCCACGTCCGGTCCTATGCCTTTCTTCACCGATAATCCGACCATGGCGTCCAATTACGCTACAGGAAAAC